GGTGCAGACGTCGCTGAAGGCTTGGGGCATGGTGACTACAGTTCAGCCCATGTGATTTCTGCGGACACAGGAATCGTTGTCGCCCATTGGCATGGGCACATTGACCCAGACCTGTTCGGTGAGGATGTTCTGGTTGCTTTGGGCTATTTCTACAACCACGCTTTGATCGGTGTTGAATCCAACAACCACGGTCTAACGACCTTAAAGTCTTTGGCCAGGGTTGGTTACCGGAACCTGTACAAACAGCGTAAAATGAACCATACGAACCCCAAGGTTTCTGATTCTCTGGGGTGGCGTACCACATCGGTTTCTAAGCCTTTGGCTATCGATGAGTTGAATGCGGCTCTCAGGGATCATGCTTTGTCCCTGTTTGATTCTTTGACGGTGGCTGAGCTAAAGACCTTTATTCGTGAGGCGAATGGGAAAATGCATGGTTCTCCGCATGATGACCGGGTTATGTCTTTGGGGATCGCTAACCAGATGTTGAAGTATGTTTGGTTGCCTGAGTACAGGAATGATTTGGAGCCAAGAAAGAATTCTTTGGATTGGTGGGCACGCCACATTGTCAAGAATATGCCTGATAAGCCGGCGAAAATCGGGTCGTTTAACGTCGCTGAGTAACGAAATCCCCTATTATCGATGAAAACTTTCCGTTGTTTAGAGTGTTTGACCGAGTTTGATGCAGACGAACTCCCTAGAAGGGGTTCTGTTTGCTTTAAATGCCATGTTAAGTCAATTCGTCTAGGTTTTACTCATGGTCAGGAAGACTTTCACGGACCAACCATTAAGGAACGTCAACATAAAATTGTTGAGGACGCCAAGATTAATGGTTATAACGCCGAGCCTGTGACGAATTGGATGTGATGTGGAGGCCATCTGGGTACCGATTGCGGTCGCTGTTATATCAGGTCCGCTGGTCGTGGTACTTCAGAAACTACGCAAAGAAAACACCTCACAGCACGAACAAGGTCAAATCCTGTTAAGGATGCTTGGCACCAAGGTGGATAAGATCGGAAGCAAATTAGACAACCATATTGGTTGGCACGAAGGACAAGACGATGGCAAGAATCTCTAACCAGGAACTTATCACCCGATATCGGGAAAAGATCGAGCAGTCACGTCGTTGGCGTCGTGAAGACAACTACGACAAAACCTGGAAGCGCATGATCGACATGTATCGTGGCAAGCACTTCCTAAACAGCTCCGATGAAGACCGAATGCTAATCAATGATGCATTCGCAACTATCAACGTCATCTGGCCAAGCGTGTCGGTGAACCATCCGAAGATTACGGTTAACGCACGCCGTTATGAAGACGCCCCGAAGGCGATTGTGACCGAAGAGGTCGTCAACTATTGGTGGAGGCACTATGAGTGCCAGAGCGAGTTCCGTCGTGCAGTCAAGGACATGCTTATCGTTGGTCACGGCTGGTTGAAGACTGGTTATCGTTTTGTTGAAAAGACCGAAGGCGAAGAGTACGATACAGCTGATGAGCTTGCAGCACCGGAATCAATCACGGAATCGGAAATCATTATCACCGAGGACCGTCCATTTGTTGAGCGTATTAGCCCATTTGATGTTTTTGTTGATGCCGATGCGACGTCGATTTCCGACATGCGGTGGATCGCACAGCGAATCCGCCGACCGTTAACGGACGTTAAAAAAGACAAGCGTTACAACTCTCAGGCACGCAGAGAAGCCTCTCCTTCCCACTATACGAAGTGGGGCCAGGATGGCAACATGCCACGACGAAGCGAAAAAGCCGAAGACGGTTATGTGGAGATCTGGGAGTTCTACGACATTGATCGTGGAACAATCTCAATATTCTGTGATGGTAGCGACAAGTTCCTTGTAACACCAACCGAAATACCGTTCGCTTTCGGTCATCCGTTTGTCATGCTCAGGAACTACGAGATTCCAGAACACTTCTACCCAATGGGTGAACTGGAAGCCATTGAGCCACTCCAGATGGAACTCAACGAGACACGTACCCAAATGATGAACCACCGCAAGCGGTTCTCCCGTAAATGGCTGTACAAGGAGTCGGCGTTTGATGCCGAAGGTCGCAGTGCGCTCGAGTCCGATGAGGACAACGTGCTGGTTCCAGTTATTTCAGAAGAAGGATTGGGTGGCGTGGTTGCGCCGATGCCTGCGGTCATCAGTCCACCAGAGTTCTATAACCAGTCGTCGCTGATCACCAATGACATTGACCGTATCTCCGGAATCTCAGAGTACGCCCGAGGCGCTCTCCCTGAAATCCGCCGTACGGCCACAGAAGCCGGCATCATCCAAGATGCCGCCAACGCTAGAGCGTCAGACAAGCTGGCGATCATTGAGAAGGCGATTGCCGATGCGGCACGCCGACTGGTTATGCTGGCACAACAGTACATGACCGGTGAGCAGGCTGTACGTGTGGCAGGCAAGGACGCCACCAATGTCTGGGTGGACTTTGACCGAGACTACATCCAAGGCGAGTTTGACTTTGAAGTTGAGGGCGGATCAACCCAGCCAGTCAACGAGTCCTTCCGCCGACAGATGGCACTCCAGGTTGTGGACGCAATGGCTCCATTTGCTCAGGCAGGAATCTTGGACATGGCGAAGCTGGCAACTTATGTGCTTCAGCAGGGTTTTGGTATCAAGTCTGCTGCTGGATTCATTATGGCTCCGCCACCTCCAGCTCCCGAACCAGCTCCGGCACCGGTTCCTCCGATGCCTGAGGCATTGCCACCAGCACCTGGTGGTATGCCGATGGACCCAGCGATGCTGGCCCAAATGATGCCCGAGGGGATGCCACAGCCACCAGTTATGTAACGAACTTCCTTATGGTGTAGAGCAACCCATGGAGGACTCAAGTGAGTGACATAGTTAGCAATGAAGTCGAGACCGAATCGGCCCCTGTAGTTGAACAGCAAGTTCAGCCGGAGGGACAACCGCAGGAAGTTACAGATGTAGTTGAAACTCTGACAGAAGAGCAGATTGATCTTCTTCCTGTTGATGAGTTCGGTGACAAGTATGTGACCGTGACCGTTGCAGGTGAAGAGATAAAAGTTCCTTTGAAAGAGGCGCTTTCTGGCTACCAGCGTCAGGCGGATTATACCCGTAAGACGCAGGAGTTAAGTGAGCAAAAGCGACAGCTTCAATTTGGTGCTGCTTTGCAAGAAGCCTTGCAGAACAACCCCAAGGAGACGCTGGAACTGCTTTCTAAGCATTACGGAATCAACGAGCAATCCGTCCCTGATGAGGCGGAACTTGATTTGGATCCGGTGGAGAAGCAGTTCCGACAGTTGGAACAGCGAGTCCAAGCGTTTGAGCAAGCTCAGGCGATGGAGGAGTTGGAACGTACTATCGAAACGCTTCAGAACCGATATGGCTCTGATTTCGACGCTAATGAAGTTGTTTCCAAGGCCCTGTTCATGGGAACCTCCGATTTAGAGGCGGTCTACAAGCAAATCGCTTTTGACAGAGTGTACGAGGATGCGCAGTCAATTCGCCAAATTCGTGAGAAGGCAGCGAAGGAAACTGAGCAGATTACTGGTGCAAAGCGTCAAGCGGCGGTTGTCTCTGGAGGCTCCACGGCGAGTTCGGCAGATGTATCGGCAAAACCCATTTCATCTATCCGAGATGCTTTTGAATCCGCAAAGCGGATCCACAGCGTTTAGGACCAAACTCTAAGGAGAAAACAACATGCCAGGTAACGCCAACTTTGATGCGTTGCTCAGCACTACGCTGGCCAACTATCGCCCACAGCTCACGGACAACATCTTCACCGCACGCCCGTTGACCTACTTCCTCATGGACAAGGGTCGCATTCGTATGGTTGACGGTGGAACGAAGATCGTTGAACCGTTGATCTACGGTCAGAACGGCACCGTTGCATCGTACAGCGGTTACGACACCATCTCGCTGACTGCCCAGGATGGCATGTCCGCTGCCGAGTACGACTGGAAGCAGTACGCTGCATCCATTGCAATCTCCGGTATCGAAGAGGCGAAGAACAACGGCGAAGCCGCAATCATCAACCTCCTTGAGGCGAAGATTATGCAGGCTGAAGAGTCAATGCGTGAAGGTTTCAACCAGATGTTCTTCGGTGACGGCACCGGCAACTC